GATCAACCTAGATTAGGAGCTTACAGAGAAAGAATGGCTTAGGAAATGGCACCCTAACTAGAAAAGATTGAACAAAACGAATACTTCTAGTATCTAGGGGTTGACTTTAGTACCACGACTGTGGTATAATTCCTATAAGATGGTAATCACACACCTCGTAGAGGTCCGCACCATAGGTGCTATAGATTATCCGTCAGTGTCTAGGGAGGACCGAGGGGTACTGCGCCTAGATGTAAGCGATCAACTCAGGTTGACAATCTATGATTGTACAATTGCAGCTACGCTGCTGGTTGATACTGGAGGACACCCTAAGAAATTAGGGTGATTCCTTTCTTTTCTTTTATGGAGCTGTCAAATGCCAACATATGCTGCTGATGGCAGTTATCTTGTTACTGTAGTAGGTGGATCCTCTGGTGGTGGTACTGCTAACCCAAATCCTGGGGCAGACTACTCTACCTCTGGTAGGCAGGACACTGGCCTAGGAGTTCTAGGAACCCAGGCTGATGCAGCTAGTGCTGTAGGTGCTGCTGGTTCTCTTATGTCTTACCTTCGTAAGATGAGGGATAACCTCGGGAACAACGTTCCTATTTCCGTTCCTAACGTTCAGGCAGCTAACGGAGGCAGCCCTGGACAGTCTCTCTCTGTACAAGGTGGTATTGGTGGTGTTCCTTTGGCCACGACTATTCGTGGTGCAGGTACTAACCGCTCAGCTACTGTAGGTACCACTGCTTCTACTCTTATGGCAGCTAATACGGCTAGGCAGGGGTGGAAGATCAAGAACGACAGTGCTGGAGATATCTGGATTAACTTCGACACTACTGCTACGGCTGTGGCTGGTGGAGGTAACATCAAGATTGCTGCTGGCGGCTATCTTGCCAGTGAGCCTGGTTTCATTGAGACTGGAGCTATCTCTGTTATTGGTTCTGCTGCTAGTCTTAATATTACAGCTAGAGAGCACTAATATAGGAGGTGTCCGGTGCCTTATGAAGTAGAACCTCTAGTAACAGTTCTTCCAGGTAGTTACACTGTAGACACGCTCCCTAATCCTTCTCAATACCTCAATAAGTACGCTAGAGTGACTGATCTGTTTGGTTCTACCACAGATCTAGTCCTCGCTGCTGTTACTAACTCTACCTACTACTGGAAACCTGTTAGGCCCGTCTTTGCTGCTAAACAGACAGTAAGTGCTGATATGACACTTACAGCCCTTAAAAGCCCTTCAGTACTCTTATTGGAAGGCAGTGTGCCTCTAGGAACTACTAGAAATATCACTCTTTCTCCTACTTTGGCTTTTCCAGGGGCTTCCTTTAGATTAAAGCAAAGAAATACTCTTGGGACTATTTTGGGAGTACTAAACATACTAAATGTTAACTTGAGTACTCCTGTATCCCTGATAACTGGAGGTACGCAGGAATTTGTGTACGATCTTACAGATGGATGGGTACAAGTAACGTGAACGAGAAATACAAGAATGCTTCAGGCTCTCGGCTACTCCGAGGGCTTTTCTTTGAAGAGACCGGTGCAGATAAGACGGGTGTGGCGTACACACTGAAGGAGAGGGACCATGAAGGTTACGCCTCTCTTAAGCGCCTCTATATGGAAATTGGCGATCTTACAGAGTACAGGTTTGCTACTCAGTGTCTAGATGGACTAGAGCATTGGGATATGCTGTGTAACTGCAACTGGTTTAAGCCCTATGTAGAGAAATGGCGCAGAGAACTGTCTCTAAAGATTCAGTCTACAGCTCTGGCTAATATCCTCGAAGAGACTCTGAGAGATTCTCCCGCCAAGTTTAGTGCTAATAAGTACGTTCTAGAGCAGGGTTGGGCTCCTAAAACTCGTAATAAAGCTGGTAGACCTTCTAAGGAGGCTATCCGAGAAGCTGCTGAAGACCACCTTTCTATGAATCGTCGGCTAGAAGCTGATATGGATAGACTCGAACTCAGGATTGCTAACTAATATGGCTATACCTCCCGTCGTAGACGCACTGACTAATCTTTCTAATGAGTCTTCGGCGGTAACGAAGATCAATCAAAACGCTCAGCGAGCTGCTGATGCTATTGCTAAGACTCTTTCCACTTCTGATGCAACTCAGAATAGTATGAATATTCCTCTGGACATGAACGGTCAGAGGATTCTTAATCTTCCTGACCCCGTGTCTGGTAATGATGTTCTACGTTTTAAGGATGTAGACCAGTTTGTTCGTCTTCCTGGGCCTAGAGGGCCTCAGGGCTTCCCTGGTCCTGGTGGTCCTTTTCCTGCTGGTGTTGTAGAAGCAACAGAATTTGGGTGTAATGCTGGGAATACTGCGGCCGATAATACTCGTGCGATCAATGCCGCCTTTGCCGCTCTTTTAGCTAGGTACGGGCGAGGTTCAGTTCTTCTTCCTGGTGGCGGAGTCCATTTTAATGGGCCAATCGTTATTCCCGGAGTAGCTATGGGTATTAGAGGGGCTTCAGGTGGCGCTTCTGGTACAGTACTAATAAATGAGGCCCCTGGAACTGACGGAATTGTTCTTTCTAAACAGTCCCAGTTTATTCAAGACCTAGGGTTTGATCTGCTTACTCCTGCTGGACCGGGAGACGCTGGATCTACTATTGTTTGTACGGCTAGCGAATCTTATATCAACAATATTGTTGTGTACAAGTCGTACATTACTATCTCCTATCGTGGCGTTAGCCAAGCTATTCGTACCACTCAGCACTACTTGAATAACCTTACCTGCTATCAGTTCTACCAAGCAGGCATTTTTTGTTCTTGGTGTAACGATATCTTCATTAACAATATTATATTTATTACAAGTCGAGGCGACGACGCTCAAAGTGGTACTCTACGACTCACAGAGTTGTGTGAAGCTATTACTGTCTGCAATGCAGACTTTGTTGGTGGTAAATACGGCCTAATTACTGACGCAGCCAACTTTGTAGGCTCTCAACGACCTGCTGAATGTAGATTTACCAACGTTTACTTTGATAGTCACGGTAGTGGATCTAGGATAAATAAATCCTTTGGGTTGACCTTTATCGGGTGTTGGTTTAGCGGAGCACAGCCGTCTGATCTAGCAAGTCTTGAAATCACCAATTCTTACAGTACTAAATTTATTGGTACTGACTTCAAACTTGGTGGTGGGAATGGTTGTAATGTGTTTGCAACATGCAGAGACACTACTTTTGTCGGATGCGCTTTTGCGAACAATGGGCAACATAAGGCTAGTTCCAATGGCCTAGACATTGCGGTGGGTACTCAAAGATTTACAGTAATGAATTGTACAGGTAATAATACTTCTGTTCAAAGTGGACAGCAGACTAGAGACATTGCTGTTAACGCCTCTTGTAGCTACTACACTATTGCGTTTAACATGATGTCGGCTATTGTTGAGGCTGATACCACAGGTACTCAGAGGTATGTTGCGAACAACTGGTAAAATGGGATAAAAGATGGCTCTAGTAGATAACATCAAGAATATTGCTGCTACTATTGGAGTCATTATTCCTCTGGGTGGTATTTATACGGCAGCGGGCCTACCAGTCCCTGCAACTACCTCTCAACTGGAAAATAAGATTGAACCGATTAGATACGGCCTCAATTCTCTAGAGATTGTAGTTTTACAGCAGCAGAGAGAAATTCTTTCTTCTCGGAGGAACAATTTACGATCTGATAAATTTGCCCTTCTAACACTAAAGAAGAGTAAGTCCCCTGAGGAAGAGCAGCTTAACCAAGGCCGCATTGCTCAGATTGAAGACTCTCTGAAGGAAGTAGAAGGAAAGGACTTGGCCATTACCAAGAGAATCGAGGAACTGTCGACCAGACCATGGCAAGACAAGATAACCGCTCAGCAAAAGAAATAATCCGAGATAGAGCTGAGGCTAGCCTCGAGCACTTTATCAAACTTATTCATCCCCAGCGGTTGCTCGGATCGATTCACATAGAGCTTATTAACTGGTGGAACAGAGAAGAAGCTAAATCTCATCAGCTTGTGTTGCTCCCGCGAGACCACGCGAAGAGTGCCATGGTAGCGTATCGGGTCGCTTGGGAGATCACCAAGAACCCTGCACTTCGTGTGTTGTACGTTTCCTCCACAGCTAACTTGGCGATTAAGCAGCTCAGCTTCATTAAAGACATTCTTACTTCGGATGTTTACTCTTTCTACTGGCCTGAGATGGTACACCCTGAAGAGGGGAAGAGGAAGAAGTGGACTGAGAACGAGATTGCAGTAGACCACCCTAAGAGAGCCGCTGAGGCTATACGCGATCCCACGATCTTTACCGCTGGCCTAACCACTGGCATCACCGGTATGCACTGTGATATCGCTGTACTCGATGACGTGGTGGTTAAAGAGAATGCCTATACGACTGAAGGTCGTGAAAAGACCCAATCCCAATACTCGCTCCTGTCATCAATCGAAGGTGCAGACGCTCGAGAGTGGATTGTGGGGACGCGGTACCACCCTAAAGATCTCTACAATGACGTCCTGTGTATGGAAGTCGATCAGTTCGATTCTGATGGTGATGTCTCTCACACAGAACCTCTCTATGAGAAGTTCGAGAGGCAGGTAGAAGATCGAGGGGATGGGACCGGACAATTCCTCTGGCCCAAACAGCAGCGTACAGACGGCAAGTGGTTCGGCTTCGACGCAAAAGTTCTAGCAAAGAAGAGGGCACAGTACCTTGATCGTGTTCAGTTCCGTGCTCAGTACTATAATGATCCTAATGATCCTGACGGCGTTGGGATCTCAAGAGACTACTTCCAGTACTACGACAAGTCGTTCCTACGCAGGTACGAGGGTAAGTGGTACTTCAAGGGAGCCCGGCTGAATGTCTTCGCAGCCGTTGACTTTGCCTACACCACGACTAAGAAGGCTGACTACAGCTCTATTGTAGTCGTAGGCATTGACGCTTTCAATAACTATTATGTCCTTGACGTAGATCGTTTCAAGACCGACAAGATTAAAGACTACTTCAGTCACATCCTTCAGTTGTACCAGAAGTGGGACTTTAGAAAGCTTAGGGCGGAATGTACTGCTGCACAGTCCGTCATCGTCACCGACCTTAAGATGAACTATATTCGTGTTCATGGGTTGGCTTTGTCCGTGGAGGAATTTAAGCCCACACGGAATTTGGGTAACAAGCAAGAGAGGATGCACAATATCCTTCACTCTCGTTACCAGAACTTACAGATGTGGCACTATATGGGTGGCCATTGCCAAACACTAGAAGAGGAACTCATCCTGAGTAATCCTCCCCACGATGACGTAATGGACGCCTTGGCCAACTGTATCGATAGTTGTGTACCTCCGGCGAATATCCGTAGCGCAGCTAATAGTAACTCTGGCTTCGCTCAGAAACCTAACACTCGCTTTGGAGGCGTGAACTAAATGGCCGGTAACGTCTTTAACATCGAGGAAGTCATTGTACCCGAACAGCTCGGGACGTACATTGCCAATAGATATATTGAATGGAATAACCTACGACAGAACAAGGTAAGTGCTTGGAGGGAGGTCCGAGAGTATGTCTACGCTACAGACACTACTCAGACCACCAACTCGAAGCTCCCTTGGACTAACAAGACGACTATCCCTAAGCTCTGCCAGATCCGAGACAATCTCTACGCCAACTATATGGCTTCGATGTTTCCGAAGCGTAAGTGGCTTACGTGGGAAGGGGGTGATTCTACTTCAGACGGCCTA